GCCATTTTATTTTTCCTTTATTGTAAAATTATGAGGTTTACCACCTAAAAATGCATATTATTATTTAGTAAAAAAATCAAAAAAGACTGGTTTAGCGTACCTTCGAAGGTCCCTACTAAATAATAGATGCCAAGACCTATCTGTTCAACATGTGGAAAAAATCAATGTGCAGTGAATTATATCCGTGAAGGTGTAACACACTATCGTAGTATGTGTGATGAATGTGGTCGTAAAAAGAAAAAACTAAAACCCAGAAGTCCTAGATGGAAAACTGCGGGATACAAAAAAAAATCCACATGTGATTTATGTGGATTTCATAGCACATTGTCTAGTCAAATTACAGTATATCATATAGACGGTGATCTAGATAACTGTAAGATGACTAACCTACGTAGTATATGTCTTAACTGTGTTGAAGTTGTTAAAAAGAAAGAAGTTACTTGGAAACGTGGGGATTTACAAGTTGATTATTGATTCAACTTGTTTATGTAAGTCATCAATAGTTTTGTTATTGTCGATATAATGATCGTAGGACAAGCCCACACTTGAGTATTCGCTAGCATGAACACCCAATTTATCTAATTTAGACTTGCTTAAAGACCAAGTCATATTTCCAAATTCACCTTTGTTAAACGAAACTGCCGCATCATACCACTCGGGTTTATTTCCCCGCTCAACTCTTGCAGTGATTCCACCTACTCGTTTAATAGCATTAACTTCATTGGCAAAACGACAATCAGTGATGACAATATTATCGGTACTTTGACGTAGTTTGTTCTCTACACTTGCAACCCAGATATCAGTATGAAAGTGATTTCTGAACACTTCTGTACCCCAGTATTGCAGAACACGCCTAGGTGTGATTTCCATTTGCAAACGTGTACTCCACCAAGAGTCAGTTTGTTCCCGCCATTCTCTGCTAGTTTTAGTAGAGCCTTCTAATAATTCTCTATCCCAACCAAATACACTTGACACTGCATCTTTAAGACTAGCCGCAAAACTCAATCGTTTAAATCCATGAAATGTGCAAAGATAATCAGCGATTGTATCTTTACCGCTCGAAATTAGTCCCGTAATTCCTATAATCATAAAAAACTCCCGTAGTACTTAGTATACTACAGGAGTGTGAAAAAGAAAAGCTATAAGGTTCAATCTAATTCGTTAAACAGATAGACAGTTACCGGTTTGTTAGCTTTTAATGCTGATGCTACTCTATGATGCCCATCTAGTATATAGAAATGCTGACCATCTCTCAGAACCACTGGTCTGTCTGTGTACTCAGGGAACATTGCTTCATCACTACCATAATCACTTAACCAGTCTTGTGTTGCAGTGAGATTTTTTGGATCCATTCTCACAACTTCTGGCTCGTAGCCGTCGTCTATTAGTTCTTCGACAATATCAGTTAACTCGGATGAATCGATATGTTCATCAGAATAATGTTGCATTGTCCTAGGATCGTATGGGCCTCTATACTTACCTAAAGGTAATGTTGTATCTCTGTACGATTCTAGTAATTCGCTAATCTTCATTTTATCCCTGAACCCAAGTTAGAGGCTGTGAATAATCAATATATCGTTTTAATTCTTCAATAAGTCCTTCTTGAAGTGCTTTTGATTCTGCCTTCATAGCTGAACCGTTCAAACTAGTGCCGCCACCAGGTCCTGCAATAGTAGCAAACTTTTCACGGGCCTCACCTATAATACCTTTTAGAGTAGCATAAATCCAATCACCTATCCAAACACCCGAACCCGGATCTTGTAACAAAACTGATTCTGGTTTTTGTACATCAGCCCAAATTAAAACCTTCTCTCCGCTACCTTTAAAGTCTCTTACGATACGCATGACTTTTGTAACAGGATCAAAAGTGTAGGTTAAGTATCCGCCAAACATTCTAGCTGATAGTTCAACATAACCTGCATAAAAGTCATATGTTGCTAATCCTCCGGCTACATTATAATTTAATAGGTATGTATTAAGAATAGCACTTGAAAATGGGTCGAAACTACTTGAGCCAGGACCGGTCTCTAAACCAACAGTTCTTCTATATAGACACCTAACGTTAATAAACTCTTGAGGTAATGTATATGTATCTACGTTCTTTTCCACCGTAAATAAGGTGTACGATTCCGAGGTAGCATTTTGTGCTCTTTGACGATATATTTTGATAGCATAGTTATATGCTGCCTCATAATGTTGAGGGTCTAATTCTAAATCAATTATACCATCACCTAGACGTAATCTTACATTGTTAAAGATTGCTTGTTTTAATTCGTCTAGTGTAAGGCCTGACGGCGTTGCAAGAACACTTGCTGTTTGATTTGTCGCTGTTGTCATATTAGTTTCCTGATAATGTATTTATCGGGAAACAAAATCATTCTTCATATGACCATTTCCAAGTATAACCATCCTCAAGATTCAATTTCTCACACATTTCATCAGTAAAGGTTCCATCAATTCTCAAGGTATATCTAAAAACTGGTTCAGGATCTACACCGTGATAATCTCTATTATTAAAGAAATAACTGCGAGAGCCAGACGCAAGATAATGTTTTTCTTTAGTTTTTTCGTCCCATATAAAACTAGGTCTCCAGCCACCATCAAAAAACAAGTTTATATTATGATCCTTGTGCTCTGTAACTATACTATCTCTGTGTACTGCAACCCCTGATTTAGGATAGGTTGTAAAAAACATTATTCTTCCTATTTCCTTAAAGGGTAACGTTTCGATATATTTAAGTAATTTAGGAAAATATGCCGCGGCAGGTGTCCAGTTTTCATTACCTTTGCTCTTATCACTGAACCCACCTTGCTTTAAGTAGCAGGCAAAAAACCAAGGTATGACTGAACCTAAAGCAAAATAAGCATACTTATACATTGCTTGCATTTCTTTACCAGGTCCCGCTCTTTCAGCGACTTCGAGTAATGCTTTGTGATGGATTCCGGTTGGGTCAATTTTTTCAAGATTATTTAATGTATTTGTCCAGCTAGTATGATTATTGTGCTTTGCTTCTTCCTCAGGTATTAAATCACCATATACCATTCCCATCTTATAATCATTTGTTAGTGCAAGTCCTTTACAACATTCAATGTGTAGTTCGGTATCTTGACTATGATCAATATACTGATCCATAGAAATGATAGGGGATCGCAATTTACCAAATCCCTTTACCCCGTATTCTTCATAGTTAAAATGAGGGTACTGAGTGTTTCCCAAAGATGAAAAAACTATTTTTTGACCCTTCATATATCACCTTTTTTTCGATTCTCACTATAATGAGCATCGAAACTGCCACCGGGATATCGACTTTCTAGTTTACGCACATTCTCATCAATTACTTCATTAGGATCAAGATTCAATGCACGACAAGCATTAATCCAATACCACATAACATCACCGAGTTCACGTTTCAAGTGAAAGACCTCAGCTTCTGTCAGTGGTTTACCCTGAAAAAACATCTTTTTGGGCACTTCGATAAACTCGCCACCTTCAGCCGCTAATCCTAGACAAGCCGTAAGCAATAGTGGAACGTTGATATCAGGACCCCCGTCATTACCGTCAAGTTCATCACAACGGTTCATAAATGTAGTCAAGTCATTACTTGCTTTGCTTGTTACAGCTTCTACAAAATTTTTGTATTTGTTTAAATCAATATTACTCATTAAAATGCTTTCAAAATAATCATACCTTCATTGAAGCGGCCGTTTGGTGTTGTAGCGACTGCTTTAATATCATTGAAATATTTACGAGCGGCCGGTTTGCTACCCATTACTTCTTTCAATTGTTCTGCGGGTTTACGCAATGTTTTAATCTCTGACTTTGTTGTGTCAAATCCTAGCAATGTATTACCTTTAACAGTAAATGCTTTACTGTAGTCATCGGCAATATAGTGATGCAATTTGCGTTTTGCAGTATCATAAACCCATGCTTCACTTGCACCATGTAGTTTCACAGGACTGATACTAATCAAATCAAGTTTAGTAATAGTATCCTTAAATGTTTTCAGATACTTAAGCTTAGCCACAATCTTTTCAACGGGTACTGCTTTACGTTGACGAGGAGCTTTGGAGGCTTTCTTAACTGAAATATATGCATTCAAATCAGCCAATACATTTTCAATGTATTTGATGATATTACGCACTTGAATTTTTGTCAAATGATTATAGCCTTCATTCAATTGCTTATCAAGCCCTTTTTGCAATTCTTCAAATTCGCTTTGTTTCCTTTTCCAAATATCAGTAATCAAACTGATATGCTGTGGCATGACATTAAACTTTGCAACTACATCCATTGTTTTTAAGCTTGATTTGCCATTGAGAATAAATTCATCAAACATTCCTTCAAGTTCACCGGCAGCATCTTTTGCTTTATCACGCAAAATATCCTGAATATTAGGTCTTGCAGGTGTATCAATCTCCACCTTAATTTCTTCAGGTTTGTGTACAATCTTCAACAACCGTCCGATCTCATTTTCAAGTGTTAGTTCTTCATGCTCGGTTAGTGAAAGTCCACGCAATTTCATACGGGCAAGCCAGCACAATGTCATTAAAAATTCATTTTCGTGAATCTTACGCATAATTTTTGCGTCATTGGGTCTGCCATTCAAATCAAGAAATTGGCACATAAGTTCTTTAGCATCTTTCTTGCCATAGAAACGATTGTACCAAGTGAACGAACGCATTAGTGCGACCCTACGTCTATCTTCGTCTGGTTGTAGTACAAACAACGGTTCTTCACCGTAATATTGCACATCCACATCACGTGGATTCAATGCTTTAACTTGACTGTGGTCTTCTGAATTGCGTTTACGTGTTGCCATCAGGCACTCCTTTACTATGATTTAGTCATTATAACACAGCCCATATTTATTGTCAACCGCGGTATTTAACCAAAGTACATTGCGATAAATACTATTATGCCAAGATTATCCTTATACCGTCCAAATAAACAAAACGATTATCGTTTCTTCGATAGAACAATATCGGAGCAATTAACTGTAGGTGGGACGGATTTATATATTCACAAATATTTAGGTCCTAGTGCAGCTACTCCGTCAGTGGATTATACTCAACCGCAGTATGATGTATTGCGACCTGAAAATATTCAAGATTTGTTATTTTTAGAAAATAGGGATAGAGTATACGATACGAATATTTACCGTTTGCGCGGACATTATAATGTACAGAATTTAGATTTTGATTTATCACAGTTTGGATTATTTTTAAATAATGATATTATTTTCATAGTGGTTCACTATAATGATATGATTGATATAATGGGTCGTAAACTAATGGTAGGCGATGTATTAGAATTACCTCACTTGGTCGATTACAATCCATTAAGAGATACTATTCCGGTTGCATTAAAACGATTTTATCAAGTTACTGATTCGAATTATGCAAGTGAAGGTTTTAGTCAAACATGGTATCCACACTTGTGGCGTATTAAATGCGAGCCATTAGTTGATAGTCAAGAATTTAGCCAGATATTACAAGAACCCATTAACCAAGATAATTATTTAGGATTATGGGATAGTACTAAAACATATCCGCCGGGTTATGTTATTAGCTATGGTGATAAAAACTATACTAGTAAAATTGAAGTACCTATAGGTATAGCGCCGCCTGATGATACTTATTGGGAACTCGATCCAAATCAGAATCTCAAAGATATTATGGCAACCTATAATAAAAATATACAAGTCAATAATGCAATTCTAGAAGAAGCCAGGCGCCTTGTTCCTAAAGCAGGTTATGATCGTTCTAATTTATATGTAGTACCTACTTACGGAGAATATGAAACTAATACTGAGTTGTCAGGAAAGTACAATCAGCCTGCTCCTCCTATCAATATCAATATTAGTTCAAGTGGCGCGCCTATTCCGGCTGTGGGCACGGTCGTAATGATGCGTAATCCAAACTATAAAAATCCTAGCCCGGCTATTAGAATTAGCAGAGAAGTTGCAATGAGCATTTGGGATATGACAGCAGATACTGGGATACCAGAACTACAATCATATCAGTCAATAAATTTAGAAACAATGCAACTGGCGCCCACTAGAATAGGTACTGGCTCGGGCCCTGTTGAGGGAGACAGAGTACTAGTTGTCAATTCACTAGGCGCAATAACTGGTCCATATGGTACTGCGGATAATACTTATGCTACAGCAGACCAAAATCCAGAATTGCCAGGTTTCACTGGAACTATTTCTACTCAAATGGACTTTAGAGCAGACTGTGATCCGGCATACCAATTTATCGCACGTAGTACACCTAGAACATTCGGTTATACAATGGGATATTTAGATGGTGACGGTACTGCTCCTAACGGATTACCTACAGGGGCAGGTATAGTGTTCCCGCAAAATCCTCAAGTGGGTGATTACTTCTTACGGATTGATTATCTTCCTAATATATTATATCGCTGGGACGGAAGACTGTGGGTTCGTATATCAGAAAATGTAAGAACGCAGACTGGATTTACGTCAGGAGATTTGTCACAGACTTCTAGCTTCATAAATAACAGTAATGTTACTGTATTGACAGACGGCACTACGACTACACAAGCACAACCGTTGTCTTCAATATTAACAATAGCACCAGACCCAATACCACCGGTAACTTAACACATGGCACAATTTTTCTACGATAATCAAATACGCAGATTCTTAATTCAATTTGCAAAAATCTTTAGCAACTGGCAAGTAACTAAAGGCAAAGACCCTGCAGGTAACGATATCTATGTTCGTGTACCTGTTATGTATGGTGATAGTAGTAGACAAGCTAGTACTATCCTTGCTGATAACACCGCTAGTAACTTACCAAGTGCTCCTCTGATTACATTCTACATAAGTGGTTTAGAGTATGATCAAAAAAGAACACAAGACCCGACGTTTGTTGATAGAATAAACGTTAGACAGAGGGCTTACAATGCTGATACACAAAGCTATGAACAAACACAAGGACAAGCATTTACTGTAGAACGTTTAATGCCAGTACCATATACATTACGTATTACTGTTGACTTTTGGACTACTAATTACAATCAGAAATTAGAGTTGATTGAACAATTGGGAACATTATTCAATCCTTCATTAGAAATTCAATCCACTGATAACTTCATTGATTGGACTAGTTTGAGTGTGGTATATCAAGATGGATTAACTTTCAGTAGTCGCAGTATTCCACAAGGCACAGGTAATCCGATCGATGTGTTAACTTGGAAATTCTACATGCCTATATGGATTAGCACATCAGCTAAACTTAAAAAGTTTGGTGTCATTCAAAAGATTATTGCAAGTATATTCAGAGGTACAGCACT